CGCCCTGTTCGGTGGCCAGGTAGAAGTCCCACCGGGGCGATTCATCGATAAGCAGATCCGCGTCGTCGCGCGTGTAGCCGGCGAGACGCACTGCGCCTTGGACGCCGATGCCGCCCGACAGGGTCAGCGACTGGACGACGGTCAGATGCTCGCGCAGCGGCTTTACCGCGGTGACCTGGGCGATGATGTCGTCGACAGTTGCAGCGTTCGCACGCGCGCCGCCTGCCGTGCCTGGCGCAGTCACGAGAGGGAGATCGACTTCGAACGTATGCGGCGCCAGGCGCTGCGGATCCTCGGCTGCCTCGAGCACGCGGGCTAGGCCGTCGACGCGGGCCAGCACGTGCTCGACGGAGGCGCGCGTACCCTTGATCTTGTGCTGCGCGATCGACTCGGCGACCGTGCGGCGCTTCACCGCCTCCGACCAGCTCGTTGCCCAAAAGTCGACGGACAGCCCGTAGGCCAGCCATGGAAGCGCGTCCGCGGCGATCTTGAGCGGATCGACCAGCGTGTCGATCGGCGCGTTGACGTCGCTGATACGCGCCGCGCCGGCCTCTAGCGCGCGTTCGAGCATCGTTGCATTGGGCGGTAGCAGGCTCATGCCGCGTATCCACCGTGCGCGATGGCGATGTCGAAGCACCAAGCGGCCTGCGTTGGATCGCAGGCTACGTCGGTTGCCGGCGCGACGAGATCGACGCGGTGAACGCCGGCAACGGTCAGCGCCGCAGTAATCCCGCTGCGCGTGATCGTGCGCCCCAGCTTGCGATTATCGGCAAGGTAGGCGTCGAGCGCCGTACGCGATGCCGCCAGCACAACGGAGATGTCGGGACCGGCAAAGGTAACGAGCGAGGCCGATACTACGAACCGGACGATCCGAGCGCTGGCGGTGGCGACGTCGTCGCCGAGCGGGCGGATCGCCTTGTCGGTGACGATCGCGTTGACCGAAGCTATCAAGGCTGGCGATGCCGTGCCGTCATCGAGCCGCGACAGCACTGAAACCAGCACCTTTCCCGGTGCCGGGGACGTGGCGCTGGCATCGAGGACGTCGCCACTCGCGCCCTTCGCATGACTGACATAGGCCAGTTCGGGCCCGGCCGAGGTAAAGCTTTCCGGCGCAAGGACGATGCGAGTTCGCAAGGCGTCGTCGCTTTCCATTACCGCTGCCGCACCGGTGATCTCGTTAGCTGGAATGACGACCAGTCGCGCGACGCCGACCAGGGCACCCAGATGGTCGAGGTTCGTGCCGGTCGCGTACGCTACCAACATTTGGACGGCACCGTCCTGGAACGCCTGCCGGATCAGCATCTCGCGGTAGGCGGCGACCTGCAGGACCTTTACCGCCGGATCGCTATCGACAGTAGCGTCGAACGTTGGAAGGCGTGTTTGCACCTCCGCGATCATCTGCGCGAGGATATCCTCGAACTTCAGCTGCTCGACGAACACCGGCGCAGTGAGCCGCGATAGGTCGAGAGTGGTTGGTGTGGAGGTAACAGCCATGTCGCCGGCCATGTCGTCGGCGTAGCGAGGGCGTGGCTATGGGGCGCTCTTGTAGAAACGGTTTCTACAAGATCAGCGTGGTGCAACGTGAGCGAGAATGAGATCGAGGATCCGTTGTTGTTCGGCTTCCGTCAGACCTAGCAACACGCGCCGGGCGTAGCGCACCTTCGGCTGACCGGGTGCAGGCGCATCGGAAAGGCCAGCTTGGTGGATGCTGGCGATCTGCGACGCGCGCCCGCCGAAGCCAACCCATATCTCATCGCCGTTGCCGCCAGCCTTCAGGCTTTTGGCCATACGCAATTTGCGGAACATCTTCTGCTGGCGCAGCTTCCCCTTATTCCTGCCACGATCGGGCTTGGGGCGGCGCGCTGCAAACGCTGCGCCATCCGGATCGCGCTGGGCGGCGATGCGGTCCGATTGGCTTTTACGGATCTCGCGGCCGATCGAACGCATCAGCCGCGCGCGCTCGGGCGCGGCGGTGCGCAGCAGCAGATCGCGGCAGAGCTGTTCGATCGGTTCGAAGTCGGTCATCGCGTGACGATCTCGATACTGCCGGCTGCGTCATCGATCAGTCCGGCCCATAGGGCGGTACCGGTCGGGACGCCGGCAAACTGATCGAGCAGGACGGGCTCGGGCAGATGCGTGACCTTCAGGCCCCTCACCTGCTGCTCGACGCGCACCAGTTCGGTCAGATCGAGCGTGATCGTGATGTCGCACGTCTCGGCATCGAGCAGCTCGCTTTCGAAGGTGAACGGCTTGCGCTCGCCCTTCTCGAACAGGTCGGGCTGGTTGGCGGCGATCCAGGCCAGGATCGGCACAAGCAGGGTGTCGACGCTGCCGGTATGGTCTTGCACCCAGATCGAAGCCGTGTAGGAATATTCGAACGACAGCGAGCCCGCGCGCACCGCGACGTCCCCCTTATCGACGAAAATCTCCATCTTCTCCGGGCTGTTCCTGATTGTGGGAACAGATGCGATCAGGTGCGCGCGCAGACTATCGAGCTTTTTCATCGGGTCGCCTTTGCGGGCGCCGGGCAGCTGTCCGCTGCCAGCCAGTTGACCAGTCGGTCCTTGCCGTCGGCATTTGTGCGGAAGGCGCGGGCCATGCGGATGATGCCGGCGCGGATCCCCGTCGGGATTTGCGCGATAAGCGACGGATCTTCGGGCAGTCCGGCGGGGCGCTCTGCGCACGCCATCAGATCTGCAGGCGGCAGCGGCCGTTCGATTGCGGCGGCAGCCGGCACTGCGACCGGCAGATCAGCGAGCCGGTGGGCGCAGGCCGGCAACGCCGTTGACAGCAGCAAGCCACTCACGATCGACAAGGTTGCGGCGTTCGGCTTCGGCATCGGCTGTCTCCATGCGGATGGCCGCGGCGCTGGCGGCTTCGGCCGCAAGGCGCGCGGCCTGGTTGTCTTTGACGGTGCGGGCGCTGGCATCGGCCATCGCCTTGGCGAACAGCCGCGCGGTTTGCTGGTCGGCGTCGGCGCGAAACGCGACGAGGCCGGCGATATGGCGCGCGCACAGGACGCCGCGCGCCGCGGTATCGGTTGCGCCCCATTCGACACCCGAGCGCGCGCAGACGATCTCTGCGCGGTGCACCGCGTCGTCGCGATCGGCGCGGACCTGCTGGAAAAGCACATAGAGCCACGCGCCGGCCCCCGCGACCGCGAGCAGGACGAGAAACGCAGCCTCGCCGCGCAATTTCGACAGAATCACGCGGATCATCGCGGCAGATCCTTCAGGCAAAGGTCGCGCTCGGCCTGGCGTCGACGGACGAGACCGTTCACGACCTTCCCGCCCGCCTTGTTCCACAGGAGGAACGCGTTGCACGCCGCGCGCCACTGGCCAGCGTCGAAGCGGCGGTCGACCGTCGAGCCGCAATAGCCGCCGGTGCCGATATTGTACGCGAGGCTGATTGCCGCGGCGAGCTGGTTGGGGTGGCCGCGCAGCGATGGCGTGCAGGCGAGGACCGGTTCGGCGTGCCGGATCAGCGCGGCCTGGTCGCGGGCTTCGCACCCCGCAACCGTCTCGCGCATGCCGGGCGTCACGCCGAGCGTCTCGCCACCGCAGATCGTCCAGACGCCCACGATGTCACGGTAGGCGTCGAGCCGCGGCCTGCCGCCCGACTCCCATACGGACACGAACGGGGTGACGATAACGGCGGTGGCGAGACCGACGACGCCGATCAGCGTCTTAACGCGCACGCGCGCAGGCGGGGTGGTGCCGGGGTTCGGCATCACTTTTTCTCCTTCTTGGCAGGGAGGAAGGCGACCAGCCGGTCGCGGATGATGCCGGGCAGCTCACCGGCCGCGGTCGCGCAGCCGGCGATGAAGCCGGGCGCGGTCTTGAAGGCGACCATCCCGAGCATGAAGCCGAGCGCCTGGAGGACGAAGGGGTGGAACGGGTAGACCGCGCCGGCCGCACGCTGCACGAAATAGCTGACGACGACGCCGACCCAGAGCTGCGTCGCGCGCTGCCCCCAGGTGAGGTCCGGGTCGTACAACATGCTGACGATCGACCCGAGCGCGGGCGGGACGAGGGAGCCGAGAAAGGCGAGCAGCCCTTCGGCCAGGTCATGGAGGAGCTTGTGCATCGTCAGTCCCACAGGTTGACGACATCGGTGCGCACGGCGACGGCCGGCGCGGCGATGGCGGGGAGGTTTACGGACAGCCCCTTGGGCAGGATCGGGCCGCGCGCGGCGATGCCGGGATTGGCGGCGAGCACGACCGGCAGATCGGCGGGGCCGAGCCCGCGCTCGCGCCAGATCAGCGCATCGAGCGTATCGCCGTCGCGTGCGCGGACCGTGTCGAGCGTCGCCATCAGATCAGCTCGACACAGGTGCGCGTGACCGCGAGCATGTCGCGGATGGCGTGCAGGGAATCGCGGCGCAGCTCGGCGACGCTGGGGTCGAGATCTTCCGCCTTCCGCTGCCCGGCGCCGGTCAGGTCGACGTCGCGGTATCGCTCGACGACTTCGGCCTTGGCGGCGGTGAAGACGGCGCGGCGGTAGAGCAGCACCAGCGTGCTGATGCCGTCGATCGTCGAGGTGGGCACGCTGTCCAGGCGGAGGATCCCTGCCGCGCGATGCCCGGCGATCCAGGCGGCGAGATCGCGCCCGACCGTCAGGATACCCGCGATCAGCGCTTCGCGCGCCCGCGCGGGCGTGACCGCGTCGCGGATACGGTGCTGCTCGCGGAACATGGCCGGGTCGATGTCGGGGAGGAAACCGTCATTGACGATCAGCGCAGGGGCTGGCGTATCCTCGTCGGGCAGGACGGTCGCGATGATGGTCATGGGGACGGTCCTCAATTTCACGGGGGTGGGGATCAGGTCGAGCGACGGCCCTGTGGCCCGAAGGCCTCCCGTCTCGCGTGATCCGTCCCCGAGCGCCGGGGGCGAGCTTTGTTCAGCCGGCGGTGTCGCCGGCCTCGGATTTCGTGGCGGCAATCTTCGCCTTTTCGAGACCGCGGAGCATGGCCTTCACGCCAACCCGGTCATGCAGATCCTGCGCGCGGGTCAGCATGGCCGTCGCGCGGTCAATCGTCGGGATGATGGCATCGCCCGTCGACATGCCGGCCGCGCGGATCAGCTCGGCGCCGATCGCCTTGAACAGCTTGGCGCGCGGCTGGTCATGCATGTCGATGCCGTCGGTCAGCAGCTCGACCGCCTCGAGCACGTCGAGCGGAAAGGCATCGCCTCGAACCTGCGTCTTGAGCGCGGCGTCCGCGATCTCCTCCAGCACCAGCGTGGCGGCGTCGCGCTCGTATCGCTTGGGCATGGGGATCGAAAAGCGCAGCACGAAGCGGGCGAGCGGCAGCGCCCGGCTCCAGTCACCGACGTCCATGCACCAGACCATGATGGTCGGCAGCACATCGTCGGCGCCGGTCGGCTCCAGCGTGCTGGTGTCGGCACTGCGGCCGGCATCGAGCAGCCCGTCGCACCATGCGCGGTAGTCGGGCAGCATCTCGCGCTTGGCGGCGACCTTGCGGTCGATCGACTTGATCTGTTTCAGCCGCTGCATGTCATGGCGCAGCCGCATGGATATCGTGGCCGCGGCGCGCGCGGCGGGCGTGTTGCCGGCGGGCACGAGCGGTTGGTCCGCCGCAGCCGGTTTGGCGACCGCGGCGGTACGGATGTGCCCGCCCCCGGAGGCAGGAGCAGACGCCGCTTTCATGGCTAGGATTTGTTCCTGGCGTCGAGCGAAGCTCATGGCGTGTCCTGTGGGGGCGGGAACGGGGGAAAGGGTTAGTCGCCCGCCGGCGCGCGCGCGGCGGGCGACTTGCCCATGACGATGTTCTCGATCAGCGCGGCCTTGCCCATGTCCTCAACGACATAGGCGTGATTCACGCTCTCGTAGTTCTCGATCTGGTCGCGCTTGGCGTTGTCCTCGATCTTGCGCCGCTCGGTGCCGATCTGTTCGTAGACCGACAGGTTGGCGAGCGTGGTGATGAGGATGGCGTTCTTCGGGAATTTCGGCACGCGCACCGCGCTGAGGCCACCGATCTTCTTGTCGGAGAGCAGCACGTCGCGCGCGAGCTGTTCGGTCGCGCGGTCGCCCGATGCGTTGACGATCGAGAAATACTTGTCGTTGACCAGCTCGCGCCCGACGATCGCGACCAGATCGGTATCCTCGCGGTAATTCTCGTGCAACAGCTCGATGCCGGCGAACACCAGCGCGTCGATGTTGACGTAATCGACCGCGGTGCCGACCTCGCCGGCGCCGACATAGATCGCGCCGGCTGCGGTCACGACACCGTCCGCATCGCGCGATTCCGCCTTCAGCTCGCCGCCCGCGGCATGGCGCTCGGGCGCGTCCTCGCGGATATGCTGGAGCCAGCCCTTGTTGACGTCCTGAAGCAGCGGATAGGCGACCGGATCAGTGTCCTTCGCCACAAACAGGCCGTTAAAGCCGATCGTGATGATGTCGACCGCCTTGGCGCTGACGATCGCGTCGCGCAGCAGCGTCTGAAAATTGGGCTGATGCGCCCAGGCGTCGAGCGTCTCGTACCGGATCAGCGTGTCGAAGTCCGTCTTCTCGCAGCGGTAGCGGGTCTCGTCGAGATCACCGGGATAGCGCGGGCTGCGGTCCTTGGTACGCGTGTCGGTGCGGCTGGCGATCGTGCCCTTCACGCCGACGCCGACCTTGTCGCCCTCCTGCGCCACGACCGGGATGATGTTGATCTTCGACAGGAAGTCGCTCGATCCCTTCAGCTTCGCGCGCAGCGTCTGCGCGATCGCCGGCAGCACCTCGAAAGCGCGGCTAGGGTCGGCGACGTTGTTCAGCTTGCCAATCTGCTGGGTATAGGCGTCGTACTTGGTGCGGGTGGCGTTGAGCATCGGGGCGGTTCCTGTGAAGGCGGTCTGACGGGGCGGTCGGTGTCGGGCGCGGCGGATCAGCAGTCGGTGACAGCGTCGTCCCCGGCCCCCGATGCCGGCGCGCGCGAGAAGCCGGGCTGCTCCTTGGCGGCCAGCTGCGTCTTCAGCGTCGCGAGCTCGCGTTGCAGCGAGGCATGCGCATCCGTGACCGGCTTCAGCGCCGCGGTCAGCGAGCCGCTGAATGCGGTCCGCATGTCGGTGGCGAAGGTCGCCGGATCGAAATTGTCGTTGGCGGGCGGCGGCGTGACGGGCTCGGCCGGTTTGAATTTGGCGGCGACGGCCGAGAACAGGCGATCGACGATGCTGTCGACCTTCTCCTGTTCGGCCTGCTTCGCTTCGAATTCGATCGCGACGGCGTCGGATCCCGAGGCGAACACCGTGCCTGGCGCGCGGTGCGAGAATTGCAGGCGCTCGGTGCCGATCGACGCGGGCGTGTCGGTGAAGGCCAGGCCGATGATGCCGAACTTGCCGCTGCCGGCGTAATTGGGGGTGAGTTCGACCGAAGGGAACGGCTTCTGGTCGGCCCTGGCGAGCGCGACCAGCTGGTCGTTGCCCTCGACGATCGCGTATAGCGCGCGGCGCTTCTCGCTCTTGCCGGCGATGACGATGTCGTCGGTCTTGGCCTCGAGCGAGACGACGTCGCCATAGCCGTTGAAGGGCGGCTCCGGGCTATAGCCGGAGACGTGCTCGAGATTAATCCGCGGGGAATAGGTCGCGGGCGCGAAGGTCGCGACGCACTCGTCGATCATCTCGGGCGTGACCTTGCGGCCATCGCTGATGGTCTCGCCTTCGACGAAGGCGCGGAACGGCTTGCTCTTGGTGCCCATGGCGGCTGGTCCTCGGTTCGATTGCGACGCGCCGGGCGCCGTTTGTTGAATCGAACAGGGACGAAGACAGCCGCAGTCTCAAGCGGCCGGTCTTGTAGAATGGCTTTCTACAAGAGACGGGCACGGCGTGAGCCGTCGATCACACGGTGGTTTTGCATCGCAGACAGCAAGTTTTGGTGAGAAGTTTTGAGTTCCGGATCAGGACTGTGCTGAATTGGGAGGACAGCAGAACTTAGCTGCTCTGTTGCCGACCTGCGCTGCTTCGATTTTTCAGCGAGGGTCGTGGCTTGGTGCGGTGCCCCCCACCCCATTGGCATTGCCGACTAGTACGATCTTACGACCGTTCAGTTTAAATTGACCCGAGCCTTCGGTGAGAGCACCATGAGCGCGGATAAGGATGGCCGTATCTTCTGGGAGCGACCTTGCTGGCATCAGCGTCACGTAGCAGCGGGGTGTTACGCCGAAAGCGAGGGGAAAACCAAGATGGGTCGGTTCTCTATAGGACGGGTTTTGTGTTGCGGTCGTGCATTTCCGGTCTTCGCTGGCTTTGATGGCCCAGAGAATCTGATTTGAGCTAACGACTTCAATGTAGCTCGCCTGCACCTGCGAACCACCCCATTTAAAAGGCCAAATACCGGGAAATTCTGCGTTGAAAAATA